GATCAGGATCTGGAGCATCCAAATCCAAATAATCGCTGATCAACAAACTAGTAATGCTGGGGATTGGATCTGCGATAGGATCTGGGGTACCGTTGGGTGCCCAACGAGCATCGGCAAATAACACGCCATTGATCGTGGTCTGATCGGTATTGTTGATCTGTACCCATTGATTATCACCGTTCACTTGTTCCCAACGATAGAGCAATGGATAATTTTCTAAATCACTGGTGTCAATCCACAAGTCACCATAAACCAACGGGCTTTGTGCTTCGTCAGTCTGTGTGGTTGGTGCAGTGGCACTGAATATAGGACCGTCAGCATTGGTATTGCTTAGATTAAAGCCGCGCACATCATTGGTGACCATTTGATAACCCATCCATGCTCCGTTGTTTTGGATCATGATATCAGCCGTGGTTGCATCACTGTAGTACCACAATGTGCCATCTGATGGATCAACGTCGGGTGCGCTGAATGAAGGAGTGTACACGAATGTTGGAGAACTTACCCAGTTGCTGAGTAATATGCCCACTGCTACACCACCTTGATACCAGTTACGGATACCTGGGATTGGCAGGCCGGTAGTGGGATTGACCAAAACAAATCCAGCATCAGCCAATGGTGTATTGGTTCCGTCATCCAGGTAGATATCTCCACCAGTTTGATGTTCAAACACAATCTGACCAGCACTGTTAACTGTGGCTGTAACATTTGGTATGTCTGCCGAACTGACTGCTGCACAGAAATCAGCACTGGTAGTACCATTGATGGTCACAACGACAGGATTGTCAACAAAGTTTTGTTCGGGCTGTGTTGCTGAGATTTCAAAGGTGGATCCATTTACAAATACTGGAGTGGTCACATAGCCAGTGACTACTGTAGGACCGGTTGCCACACGTTCAAATATTGTGAGACCGCTGGAACTTTGTTGGAGAGGGTCTATCTCGCCATAGGTGGTTCCTGCAGGAATGGCCTGGCCGCCAGTGACTGGATCTAATGCATACAAAGCAGCGGCATCGTTGTTGTAGACAGGAGTGGCTTGTAATACGAAAGTACCCAAGGTAGCGTTGTAACGTTTGACTTGGATAAACATGCCCTGGTTTACTTCGTTTTGTTGTTGGAACACACTGCCAGTGGGTTTAGGACCATTGATAGGTGGCGAATAGGTATCAGTGGTGCGCCATCTTGGAGCTTGGTAGTTGGCACCATGATAATAGGCCGGAGCCGAATATTCACCTGCGGTAATACCTAAGGTTGCCAACGGAGTGCCAGAAATGTTGTTGATTGCAATAACTCCCTGATTCAAAGTACTGCCATCATTGGTAGCAGTGCCATCAGCGTACAAGGTCAACTTGCCACCTATGTTGGCAGCATACACACCCGCATTATTCATGGAGTTGTTAATATTTGTAACCAACTGTGTTACTGTGTTATTGGGTGAAGCAGGCACAGTGAATACAACATCATTGATGGCAAAGCTGGTGCCAGCAGCAATACTGGTAGGAGCCAGGGTGCCTTGTATTGTGGGCCACGCAGTTTTCCATACATCACTGCCAATCAGTACCCAGGTATTATAAAGATCGTCGGCACTGAAGCCATCTTGAATCCAGCCTGGTGCTTGAGCACTAGTAGGACCGCCGCGTTTGAAATAACCAGGATTTTGCAAATTGTACGTGACTACACAGTAGTCACCAATGGATCCAAAACTGCTGACCGGCACACCACTTTCTAAATTAGTATTGGTGTTGATTATCAATGGTGTTTTTTTAGTAAATGTGGATGTGGTTTCATTCCATTCAGTAAAGCCCCATCTGGTGTTGGTGGTGTCCAACCAGAATGTGCCGTTGGCCGGATCGCCTGAAGGGCGTACTAAAGTAGCTGTCAAGGCCGCCAAATCTATATCGGCACGCATCACGTAGGCAATGTTGGTCACACCCAAAGCCGAGTAGCCTGCTAACAAGCCATATTCGTTGAGTTCGTAACCGTTGATTGGAGTGCCGGCTGTGGTGTTGTAGAAGAATGGTACACCGAACGTAGATAACAAATCTCGTTGGCTGGTCATTAGATACAGTTTATTAGCATTGGCAGCCAGTGTTCCTGGAGCTATTCCTGTTCCTGCGCCAGACACTTTGTTCTGGGCTGTGACCAACAAGATAAATGGAACCGAGCTTGCGGCAGCGGGTGTGTAATTGCTTTGGTCAATTACACTGACTTGTACACCTGGGGATAATAAGGCCATAACATATTCCTTTTTTTAATTATAGATATTTATTGAAAATGGCAAAAAGATCATTGTAGAACGTCCCTTTGCCAAAGGTTTTGAAGTAAATACACCATGGATCGACCCAGTTGCCGTGCTTGTAATCAACGATTGTGTGCTGTGAACTATGTAAACAACGGAATCACACACTATCGCAGTCGGTGTGAACATTGTGTAAGGAGAGGGCGGGGGATTAAGCCACCCGAACCCAGATGGAAAAGCTCAGGCTACAAAAAGAAAAACACCTGTGATCGGTGTGGCTTTCGCGGCAAGTACACAGCACAGCTTATGGTATTTCATGTGGATGGCAATCTCAACAACAGCAACCTGAGAAATCTCAAAACAATCTGCCAGAACTGTGCTGTAGAAATCAAAAAATCAGACGTTAATTGGGCTCCGGGAGACCTTGAACCAGATCGTTGATCTGCGAGTACAAGTGATCCATGCTGGAGTTGTTGTCTATCACAGAGTCAAACTCAGTGCCAATCCAAGCAGTTTCGCTGGCATGAACTTTGTATTTGACCAATTGATCTTTGCTCAATGACCAGGTGATATTTGTGGGTCCTGCGTTTACAGATTCAGCCAGTGGGTACCATTCGGGTTCGGGTCCTCGAACCACTCTAATAACCAATCCCCCAGATCTTTTAATAGCATCAATTTCGTTAGGAAATCTGCAATCACTGATGACCACATCATCTGTGGTTTTTCGCAGGCGATTTTCCAGGCTGGCTATCCAGGTATCGTCGTGAAATCCTCTACGCACCACTTCGGTGCCCCAATATTGTAGCACCCAGCGCGGAGTAAGATCGGGCATGCTCAAACGGTCAGCCCACCAAGGGTCCACTTGCTCGCGCCAGGCTCGGCTGTGTTTGGTGCGGCCTTCTAGCAGTTCACGGTCCCATCCAAACACATTGGACACAGCATCTTTAAGAGTGTTGGCAAAACTTTCTCTGCGGAATTGATGTATGTTTACTAGATAGTCTGCTATAGTGTCTTTGCCGGCACCAATGAGTCCGCATACTCCGATGATCATCTGATTTCCTTTACGTTCAAGTGTTTGAGTGTGGCCTGCAACATGTCAATCTGCCTGCGGCAGTCTTCAAGTGCATGGTGGCTAGTGGCAGGCTTGGGCAAGCCGGGCCATAGGCTGTAAACGGTTCTTGCATCACGAACATTATAAAACTGCCAAGGCAAACTTTTGCCGTAGCTCTTGTAGGCATGTTCTAGGATATTCATGTCGTAGGTAGGACCGTTGGCCCAGATAAACTTGTGTTGCCAGGCCAGTTTATAAAGACTGTCAAGAGCTTGATCAAGATCCACACGACCCTCTTCCATAAATGCTTCGGCTTGTGCTTCTTTCTGAGTTGACCACCATTGTATGGTGCCTTCCTCTATCTTGCGATTTTCTTGGCTCTCAAGAGTAATACGAGCATAGTAGCAACGATTGTAGTAACCGGTACCAAACGGATCAAAGCTCTGGGCGGCTATGGTCAAAATGGTGGCATCTGGTCCAGTGGCCAGTCCTTCTATGTCAATCATCAATGAGCTCATGCTATGATTATAGCATGAATTTTATAAAAAGTCTAACTAAATTAACCTATAACCCAGGTAAGAGGTTGACTACCATCTACATATCTACGTAGGTCTTCGAGCAGAGCATCCATTTGGGTCTGTGCTTCGGTTTTGAGAGCAGTGCCGTTGAGCTGGCTACCGCCTTGTGGGCCTGCATACTGTCCAAATTTCTCGCGTGCTTCGCCAATGATCATCTTACAGTTGGCCAACATGTAGTCACGGATCCATTGACTGATTTGGTAATCTCTCAAAAGATTGAACTCGGGCTTGAGATTGTATGTCCAAAGCAACACATTCTCTCCAGTACCTTTAGGATCACGTATCAGTTGCAATTTCTTGGTCACAGGATTCCAGGTGTAGTTCATGTAGGCACCAAACATCTTACCGGCTTGTTCCACATACTGTGAATAGAAATCATAGGTGGCAAGACCACCTGCCACATTGAAGTTCATCAGGTAAACGTTCAAACTGGCCTGGCTGAATGGATCAAAGTTTGACGCAAACGGGCCGGTTGAATCACCAAATGTCCTGCGGAAAATCTGGCGCACAGTTATGACTTCTTGTGGCAAGTCATAGATGTTGACATTGGTCACTAGTTCCAAAAAGCTGTAGCTTTCTTCATAGGCATTTTGTGCCCGTTGACGATACACACCCAAGGTGCGTTGATAAGCAGCTTCGTAGTGTTCGGCATCCAGCTCGAGATCAATGATCTGGCGGCCCAGTTGTAGGCCAACATAATCAAATAACTGTTGTTTTAAGGTTTCTGTGCTGGATTGATTTTCTAAGGCCATATGGGGAACTCCGTGTTCCCTGTATTTAGTTGCCTTCGAGTTGTTTGGTCAATAGTGCAGGATCATACAAGGGTACCGCACAAAATGTCAAGGTTCCCTGGGGTACTGTAGCATTGCGTTTGTATGCAATCACAGTTTCAAGATTGTAGTAGTTAAATGTAGGATCAATGGGTTGAGTCCATTTCAATCCAACTCCTACACTGGTGCCAAAGCAAATATCATAGTTGGGTTCTACTGCACCTGCAAATTCATTCCAATCAGTGCTCCAATCCAATAGATAAGGCAAGATCAACAAGCGCCAACCTGGACTCATCTTGGCTCGCCAGGGCCAGTGTAACAGTCTGATCCTATACTCATACAAGCTATAATCATCTTCTGTCCAGGGCTTTTCTCCTTGGTTGGCCCACTGAGTGCCCGATAGCATTTCTGGATGTAACCTACCGCGACTGAAATAAGTGTCGTATCCATCCAGAGTTTCTGGCAAAGGAATAGTGAACCCCACAGTGGCCAACCCGCGAAAGCCTAGACAATTTCTCACAGTTTGATTTTCAGCAAACGGAGTTCCGGAACCGTCGCCTAGAACTATTTCTGGTTTTTTAGCTTTGAGATTTTTGAACCAGTCAGGCATGTGATTACGCATGGGTTCAGGAGCAGGACATGAAAGATACTGTATGTCAGGGTCGGTTGAGTATTCCCATGTTAAGTAGTCCGTGACCTGGATGTCTTGCATAAGTGTTACCAGCTCTTGAGGATAATCAAGTTTTCGTTGCCACGTCCATTGAACTTGGTTTCTGTGGACCGAATGTCTTTGAATACCTTACGGGCCGCAGGCTTGCCGCCTGTTAGTAGCTCTTTGAGTTGCTCAACGGGTTTTCGTAAAGTTTTCTGCACAGTCAGGGTGGTGTCAAATCCTACCACAGCCGACCCCTTGACACTGAATGTTCCAAGATGGCTGTCGGCCATGAC